TAAGTCAAAATAGTCTGTTAAACATCGACTATAGTAAAGTATGGGTAGAAGAGATACAACTATGGAAGAAGGTAACCTTTGGTGATGCTTGTGTTAATGTAATATTAGTAGCGTGTAGGAATAAGAAGGAAGGAGAAAGATACGAATATGAACAACACTAATACTATAAAAAATATGAGAGTAGTGGGAGGTAACTACTTTAATCTAGTTAAGTCTAAACCAAGTGATAAGTATTTAAGAGACTTTATCAACCTATTTAACTTTGATGACTACTGGTGTTATAAGGGTACAAGAATACAAAGATTAGTTACTGAAGAAGAATTTTTAGAGTTTAAGTATAGTTCATATATACTCTTCAAAAAAGATTTATATGATACTAATACGATAAATGAATGGATTGACTGGATGATAGGTATGGGAGGTATTCAGTATTTAACTAAGCCTACACCACCATTTAACCCTAATAAAGTAATAATAAAGAATTGATATGAACAATAGTGTTACTATAGAGAATATAAGAAAAGTTGGTGGTGACTATTTTAGATTACTAAAAAGAATAACAAGTGATAAGTATGTAAAAGATTATATAGACTTATTTAACTTCGATGATTACTGGTGTTATAAAGTAACTAGACACCAAAGATTAGTTACCAAAGAAGAGTTTTTAGATTTTAAAAATAGTGGTTATGAATTTTTCAAAAAAGAATTATACGATAGTAATAAAATAGATGAATGGATTGACTGGATGAAGAGTATGGGTGGGATACAATTTTTAGTTAAACCTACACCACCATTTAGTCCTAATAAAGTAATAATAAGAGAAAATAGAGATGAATAATACTAAAAATATTGTATCTGTTAGGTCATTAAAAGGTGAACACTTTGAGATAAAATATCATAGAGGTAGTGATAAGTATCTAAAAGATTTTATACATCTATTTAACTTTGATGATTACTGGTGTTATAAAAAAACTAGACACCAAAGATTAGTTACCAAACAAGAGTTTTTAGATTTTAAACATAGTGGTTATGTATTTTTTAAGAAAGAACTATATGATATTAATAAAATAGATGAATGGGTTGACTGGATGAAGAGTATGGGTGGTATACAATATTTAAGTAGGCCTACGCCACCATTTAGTCCTAATAAAGTAATAATAAGAGAAAATAGAGATGAATAATAGTAATGCTATAGAAAATGGAAGAATAGTTGGAGGTGACTATTTTTATTTAAAAAAAGCAAAAAGAAGTAAAAAGTATTTAAAAGATTTTATACATCTATTCAACTTTGATGATTACTGGTGTTATAAAAATACTAATAGACAAAGATTAGTTAACGAACAAGAGTTTTTAGATTTTAAAAATAGTGGTTATGTATTTTTTAAGAAAGAACTATATGATATTAATAAAATAGAACAATGGATTGAATGGATGAAGAGTATGGGTGGAATACAATATTTAGTTAAGCCTTTACCACCATTTAACCCTAATAATGTAATAATAAGAGAAGAAAAACAAGATGAAACGTGAATGAGATTGATACTATAGAAAATGCAAGAGAAGTAGGAGGTAACTACTTTCAATTATATAAGACTAAAAGAAGTGATAAGTATTTAATAGATTTTATCAACTTATTTAATTTTGACGACTATTGGTGTTATAAAGGTAGTAATAGACAAAAATTAGTTACTCAAGAAGAATTTTTAGAGTTTAAGAATAGTACTTATATGTTCTTAAAGAAAGACTTATATGATACTAACAATATAAATGAATGGATTGACTTTATTTATAATGTAGGAGGTCACCCTAAAGGCATTCAGTTTTTAACTAAGCCTACTCCACCATTCAGTCCTAATAAAGTAATAATAAGAGAAAATAGAGGTATATGAACATCGAAAAACAAGATGAAACGTTATTGACAAAAATAATAAAGCTTAAGTCAGTAACAAAAGAAGAGGTAAAAGATATGGAGTATATAATGAAAAAGTATATAGATAAAAAAGCAACCATATGTACTAAGTGTAAGTCTCAAATAAGATTTGCACATAAGAGAATATTAAATTGGTATGAGAAGAATAAGAGTATTACACCAACTAAAGGTATATGTATAACGTGTAATAAAGAATTAAAAGATAAGAGGTATAAGTATTGTGATAATACCTGTAAAGAAAAATAATAATAATGGCTAGTAAGAAAGTAGAGAAGAAGTTTAGTAACAATAAACATAAGTTGTTTGCTGAAGAGTATATTAGTAATGGATTTAATGCGACAAGAGCATATATGAAAATATATAAAGTAGAGGAAAATATAGCTGGAACAAGTGGTTATAGGCTGTTGAAAAATGTACAGATTAAGGAGTTTGTTAATGAAGCTAAAGAAAGGATGAGGACAGAATTGGATATTAAGAAAGAAGATATCCTAATGGACTTATTATTTATTAACGAAAGAAATAAAGAAGATAACCCCCAACATGCATTAAAGGCTATGGAGATTATAAATAAGATGTTAGGTTTAAACGAACCAGATAGACAAGATATCAGTATTAGTGAACAACCTTTATTCGGAGAGATTAAAGACGAAGAAGAAGATGAGTAACTTTAAGTATACAACTGCGTTAGATAAGATACGTAGGATGAATAAAAGAATTAAGGTAGTACAAGGAGGGTCTTCAGCAGGGAAGACTTTTTCTATTTTACCCATTCTTATAGATAAAGCCATAAAGGAGAAAGGACAAGAGATATCTGTAGTATCAGAAAGTATACCTCATCTACGTAGGGGAGCTCTAAAGGACTTTCTAAAGATAATGAAGTCTACTAATCGTTACATAGATAAAAACTATAATAGAAGTCTTTTAAAGTATACCTTCAATAATGGGAGTTATATTGAATTCTTCTCAGTTGATGATGAAAGTAAATTAAGAGGTGCTAGACGTTATACACTATATGTTAATGAGTGTAACAATGTATCACAAGATGCTTATAACCAACTAGCGATGAGGACTAGTGGAGATATCTATTTAGACTTTAACCCAACAGGTAAGTTTTGGATTAGTGATGTTATAGATGAGGTAGATAGTGAAAAGATTATATTGACTTATAAAGATAACGAAGCACTACCACAAAATATCATAGACTTCTTAGAAAGTAAAAGAGAGTTAGCTAAGACTTCATCATATTGGGAGAATTGGTGTAGAGTTTATTTAGATGGATTAGAAGGACGATTAGAAGGGACAATATATGATAAGTGGGATACTATAGATAAAGTCCCACAGGATGGAGATTTAGTGGGTTACGGATTAGATTGGGGATTTACTAATGACCCCACATCTATGGTTGCGGTATATAGATACAATGGAGAGTTAATTATTGATGAATTAATATACGAGACTGGACTATTGAATAGTGAGATATCAAAGAAGATAAAGATGATGAATGTTAGTAGAGAAAAATATATTTATGCTGATAGTGCTGAACCTAAGAGTATTGCTGAATTGAAAAGATATGGTAATAAAATACTTCCTGTTACAAAAGGTAAAGATAGTATTATGTATGGTATTTCAATTCTACAAGAGTTTAAACTACGTCCTACTAAGAGAAGTGTTAATATCATAAAAGAGTTAGAGAATTATAGTTGGAAGAAAGATAAGAGTGGTAATGTATTAAATGTTCCAGAGGATAATAACAACCATAGTATGGATGCATTGAGATATCTAGCGATGATGTCTTTAGGTAATAAACGTAAAGGCCCTACATTTAGGATTGGATAAAACATAAGGTATAATATAATATTTAGTTTAAATAAAAACTATGATAGAATTAGAGATTGATTTAGGAAATGAAAAAAAGACTTATAACCTTCCACAAAGTTGGGATGAAGTGAGTGTAGATGATTATGTAAAATTAACGTCTATTAATAATGATAAGTTATCACAGGTACAGATAGTAGTAAAAAACTTATCTGTATTGACTGGTATAGATGAAGAGACAATGTATAAGATACCTATGGAGACCTTTAATGGTTTGGTAGAGTATTTAACATTCTTTAATCAACCTATTGATGGTGACTTAGTAGACTATGTAGAGATTGATGGAGATAAGTATTATGTAAAGAAAGACTTCGATAAATTAACGTTAGGTGAGACTATCTCAATTGATGTTATAACAGAGAAGTATGAAGACAACTTTAATCTAGCGATAAAAGAATTACTATGTATTTTCCTTAGAAAGAAGGTAGATGGTAAATTAGAAGAGTTTAGTAATGATATGATGGGTAGGGTAGACTTATTCGGTAAAATATCAATTAATAAGATACATAAGTTATTCTCTTTTTTTTCAGTTGGAAGTCATTCATAGGT